GGCGTGACCGGCACGCATCTCGTCGTTGGTCCCAGCAACGAGGCGAAGGCGCGCGAGCTCCTCGAAGCCGACCGCAACGCCAGCGGCGCGACGAACGTCTGGCGCGGCACGGCGAAGCTGATCGTGTCGCCCTGGCTGGCCTAAGACATGAAGACGAAAGAAACCCAAGCCGGCCGACTTCGCGGGCCGGGCGCAGCCGGGGGCGCGGACCCCGGCACCCCGAATACCACCGCAGCCGAGAAGGCAGACGATGCGGTCGTGTCGACGGACGGGGCGGCGGCTGGCCCTGTCGCCCCCACGTCTCACGGTCCGTCCGCCGCCCAGCCGCTTATGACCGGGAATCCTCCCCCGGAGGGGGGCGGAGTCGCTGCGCCGGAAGGTGAGCTACCGCCGGGGGAGAAGAAAGTGACCCCGGACTGGCTTGCCATTGCGGAGGCTGCGGAACGGGCCTCGATCGCCGGGACGGTCGAGGAATTCGCGGGCGAGCCGGGACAAGGCGCCCCGATCGCGTCCTACGTCACCTCCCTGCGCGTCGCCTCGCGCTCGCCGAGCGGCTTCCGCCGCTGCGGGCGGCGCTGGGGTCCGCAGGCGGTCGAGGTTCCATCCGACGAGTTCAGCGACGACGAGATCCTGCAGCTCTTCGCCGAGCCGGAGTTGATCGTGCTGGCCGTTACCGGCGGACTGCCGCCGGACGCCGAGTAACGCCGGAAGGTTCGGCACAACGAGAGAAATCAGAATGTCCGAGATGAGAGCAAAGCTTCAGGTGAGTTTCGTTCAGGAGCACTTTTCCGAACTGGACGGGGTGAAGACCACGAGCTGCGAAACCGTGGTGATGCATGCGGTTTGCCGGACCAACGGCTATTCCGACACGAACGGCGACGACGAGGACAACACCTACGCCAAGTACTCGCCGCAGGCGGACTTTCGAATCACCGTCGCCAACCCTGCGTTGTTCGGTCAGTTCAAGACCGGCGACAAGTACTACGCCGATTTCACGCGAGCCGAGTAAGCCGTGACCTACGCCACCGTCGCCGACCTGGTCGCACGCTTCGGGGAGGACGAGCTGATCGACCTCACCGACCGTGACGAGCCGCGGACCGGCGCTGTCGTCGAGGGGGTCGCCCAGGCGGCGATCGCCGACGCGGCGGGCGAGATCGACGCGTATCTGGGCGTGCGCTACGCACTGCCGGTCGCCCCAGTGCCGGCGCACCTGGTCACTGTCGCCTGTGACGTCGCGCGCTACCGCCTGCACGGGGTACGCGTGACCGAGGAGGTGCGTACGCGCTACGAGGACGCGATGCGCTGGCTGAAGGACGTGGCCGCGGGGCGCGCCCTGTTGCCGGGTGCGGGGGCCGCGAGCAACGGCACGGCGGGCGCCGCGCTCGCCCAAGTCGTCCAGCCCGGCCGCAAGGTGTTCGGCGGAGGCTTCGCATGACGGCCCCGATCGACTTCCTCGGCCTCGAACCGCTGATCCTCGCGCGACTCAAGGCGATGGTGCCCGCGGCCCGCGCGGTGCTCGCGGCCGAGGACCTCGCGGACGTCGAGGCGCGCAGCCAGACGGCGCCGGCGCTGCATGTGATCTACGGCGGTTACCGCGTCGTCGAGGCATCCGAGAACGGCCGCACCGCCTCGACCGAGCAGACGTGGATCGTCGTCGCGGTCGTCAAGGGCGCGAGCCAGCGCGGCGACGGGCCGGCGGCGTTGCGCGCTTCCGCGGCCGAGCTCGTCGGGCCGGCGCTGACCGCGCTGATGGGCTGGCGCCCGATCGATCGCATGCGCCCGCTCAAACTCGCGAACGGCCCACGTCCGGTGTTTTCCGGCGGGTTCGCCTATTTCCCCCTGACCTTCGCCGCCCAGGTGCCGGTGCAGGTCGAAAAGCTTTGAAGAGGAGCAACACACAATGAGCACGGCACGTGGATTTCTCGGCGAGGGCGACGTCCTCTTCGACGTCTGGGACGACGACACGCAGTCCTGGTGGAACAGCTGGAAGCCGATGGGCGAATCGTCGAAGTTCGCGATCGGCGCGCAGTCCGACCTGAAGGAAAAGGAATCGCGCGGCCGCGGCACGCGCGGGCAGATCATCGCGTCGGTCGCGCTGCTGAAGTCGCCCGAGATCGAGGTCGTCCTCGACGAGGTGAACGCGGACAACATCAAGCTCGCATTCATGGGCACGCAGGCGGCTCTCGTGCAGGGTAGCGGGTCGATCGCCGACCAGGCGATCACCGCCAAGCTCGGTCACTGGATCCCGCTCGGCAAGCGCAACTTCGCGGCCGAAGCTTTCACCGTCAAGAGCAGCGACGGCGCCACGACCTACGCTAAGGACACCGACTACGAGGTCAATTACCGCCTCGGCATGGTCCGTCCGCTGGCCGGCGGTGCGATCGCCGACGCGGAGAGTTTGAAAGTCTCGGGCACCTACAACGCGGTGTCGGGCTCGACCGTTAAGGGCGCGACGAAGGCGCAACTGCGCTGCCGGCTGCTCCTCGACGGCCGCAACCTCGTCGACGGCTCCGACGCCGAGTGCGAGGTCTTCGAGGCGGTGCTCGCGCCCGAAGGCGAGTTCGACTTCAAGGCCGAGGACTTCGGCCAGATCACGCTGAAGGGCAAGACCGTGACGCCGACCGGCAAGACGAGCCCGTTCGAAGTGCGCTTCCCCGAACTGACCTGACGCCAGACGCCAGATCAAAGCCCGCCCGAGCGGCGGGCTTGAGTCTGTCGCCTGATCCCCCGCCTGAATCCACCCGGCCCCGGAAGGACTTCCCCTGCCGGGGCTTTTGCGCGCGCGCGAACATGGGCCGGTCCCCACCCGACCGCGCGCCATGGCGAACTCGCTCGAAACCAGACTGCTGATCAAGGCCCGCACCGAAGGCGCGGCAGAAGTCGATGGCATCGCCAACGGCGTTCAGCGCCTCGGCTCGACGAGCGATCACGCCGCGGCGGCGATGGCGCGCATCGGTATTCGTTCCGCGGCGCAGATCCAGTCCGAGATCAATCAGATCAATCAGGATCTGATGCAGCTTGCGGCGAACAGTAAGGTCACGGCCACCGAGTTCGACCGCGCCTTCGCGCGCGCCCAGGCTCGCATCGATGGGCTGCAGCGCGAGATGTCGGGCGCCGTCGATCCCTTCACGCAATCGGTCGGTCGCGCGAGTGCCGACATCGACAGTCTCACAACCAAGCTGCGCCCGCTCGCCGGTGCGATCGCCGCCGCGTTCTCGATCGACCAGGGCGTCCGCGCGCTGATCGACGCGAACGTCCAGACGGAGCGCCTGAGCCGTGCGCTCGGCACCATTGCCACGCCCGCGCTGTCGGCACGCGAACAACTGGGATGGCTGCGCGAGCTCGCCGACCGCAACGGCGTCGCGTTCGAGCGCATGGCACAGGGCTTCACGTCGTTCGCCGCCTCGACCCGCGGCTCGACGCTCGAAGGACAGAAGACGCGCGACGTTTTCGACGCTGTCGTCACGTCGATGGGTCGCATGGGCCGCAGCTCCGCGCAGGTCGAGTTGGCGCTGCAGGCCCTGTCGCAGATGGCGAGCAAGGGCGTCATCAGTATGGAGGAGCTGCGCGGCCAGCTCGCCGAGGCGATGCCTGGCGCACTGCAGGCGCTCGCGAACGGCCTCGGGCTGACGAACGAACAGCTCATCAAGATGGTCAGCGAGGGGCGGCTCCTCGCCGAGGACGCGTTGCCGGCGCTGCAGCGCGAGCTGCAAAAGACGCTCGCCACTACCGGGCCGGAGAAAGTGTCCGGCATGGAAGCCGGCTGGAATCGACTGACCAACGCGATCACCCGCGCACTCGATGCCGGCCAGGACAAGCGCGACCGCACCGGCGGCTTCCTGTCGTGGCTCGCGGACGAGGTCGACGGACTGGGCGACCGTGCCGGCTCCCTCGAAGCGTCGTGGGGCGGGCTGATGCGCGCTCTGGACACCGGCGACTGGGGCGCCTACACGGCCGCGGTCGATGCGCATGCCGCAGCGGTTGCCGCGGCAAACGACAAGTCCGCGATTGCAGCCGAACAGCAGCGCATGCTCGGCGCCGCGGCGGCGCAGGCTGGCACGCTGGCGCAGCAAGCAGAATCCGCGTGGGTCGCGATCAATAACGCGTACGGGCAGGCAGCCGCCGGCGCCGAGCGGTACACCGCGCTATCGGTCAAGGCAGCCGAAGCGAAGCGCCTCGAAGGCGCCGCGGCCGTCCAGAACGCCGAGCTCACCGGCAACGAGATCGCCGTCCTCGAGGCCCGCGCGACGGCGGCGGAGAACAACCTCGCCGCCGCACAGCAGGTCGCCGAAATGCGTGCGGCCGAAGTGTCGGTCATCGAAAGCCAGATCGTCGCGCTGCAGACCGAGGCCGGCCAGACCGGCGGGCTCACCGATGCCAAGCGCGCGCAGATCAAGGAGTTGCAAGAGCTCATCGCGCAAAAGGACGCCGAAGCACAAAAAGCGCGCGAAGTCGCGAACGTCCTCGACGCGGAAGCCAAGGCGGCGAACCGCGCCGCGTTCAGCGTCGAATCGGCGTTCAAGCGTATGGGCATCGCCAGTAGCGAGTCGCTCAACCAGGCCGCGGCCGCCGCCCGTCGCGACTTCGACATCATCAGGAATAGCGCGGATTCGACCGCGCGCGACATCACGAATGCGTTCCGCATCGTGGCGGAACGTACGATCGCCGCGAACGGAGGGATCGCGTCGGAGGCGATGAAGGCGGAAGCCGCGATGTACGGTCTGCGCATCGAAGCCGATGCGACCGGCAAGGCGATCGTGCGTGCCATGGGCGAAGCCAAGGGCGACACGGAAGCGCTTGGCCGCTCGGCAGCCGATGCCGCGGAGCAATACCGCATCCTCGGCGGCGTGATCGGCGGCCTTCCGTCGCCCCCGCCCCCGCCCGGTGCGCCTCCGCCCGGCGGCGGCACGCCTGCGGGCGGTGGGACCGGCAGTGTTTCGTGGCGCAACGCTGACGGCAGCCTTAAGGACGACAACGGCGGCGGCGCTGCCCGTCGTCTCGACTGGGGCCAGGAAGCCACCCTCTCCCGCGCCGAGCGCCTCGGCGGACTCGAACTGCGCAAGCAGATCGAGCGCGAGTGGGCCGGCCTCCGCAATGGCCAAGCCGTTCCGTACGAAGAATTCATGAAGGCCATGAGCCGCACCATCCAGCAGCTCGACAAGCTCCAGATCCAGCAAGAACGCGAGTCGAAGCGGTTCTCCGCCAACGAGCCTCGCACCGTCGGCCCGGTTCAGCAGGATCCCCCGCGCACCGAGACGTTCCGCGTCGAGATCGGCACCGGCGCCGGCCGCCAGACGACGATCAACACCGCCTCGCGCGCTGACGCGGAAGCGCTCACGCGCCTGCTCCAGCAACTCGAAGCCGACATGTCGAGGGCCTCATGAGCATCACCCTGACCGTCGGCACAACCGTCCTCGCGCTCGACCCCGATCTCCTCTGGGAAGATGAATTCGCCTGGGCCGCGACCGAGCAGACGATGACGCGCGGACTCACCGGCAAGCCGATCATCCAGACCGCCCTGCGCCAGGCCGGACGCCCGATCACGCTCCGCAACGAAGACGACCGCTCCGCGTGGATGACCCGCGCCGACATGTCGCAACTGCAAGCCTGGGCCGACACCCCCGGCCAGCGCATGACGCTCGCGCTGCGCGGCGCCTCGCACCTCGTCGTCTTCCGCCACCACGACGGCGGCCCCTTCGAAGCCCGCCCACTCGTCCACTACGCCGACCCGCTGCCCGCCGACTGGGTGCTGGCGACGCTCCGATTTGTCACCGTACTTGAGTAACTGCGCGAGTAACGCATGCCCATCCAAGAACAAAACATCGTCTTCGTCGCCTCGCAAGTGATGGACGACGTCCCCGAAGGCGGCGGCGCCGCGACCGGCAACGTCATCGTCGACGGCGAGATGAACAACGTCTTCGAGGACATCAGCGACCTCGACCGCGCCTACGGCCGCTTCAACCTGCGGAAGATCTTCCTCGCCGTGCGCACGCTGTCGACCGACCTCTACGCCGGCGCCAAGACCGTCGTCACGCAGCTGCCGACAGACGCCGCGCTCGGTTACACGCTGTTTTCCACCAACGACCCGTTCGACACCCGAGAGCAGGCCGCTAACCGCGTCGAGGCGTACCTCTACAAGGGCCCGACGTGGCCCGGCTACCTGCACGAGAACCACATCAGCGGCATGCAGACGATCGGCGTGATTCAGCGCGTCGGCACGCAACTGCCGCCGGTCGGCAAGACGCTGTGCATCGTGCAGGATGAGGGACTTGCGGCCGAGAAAGAGCAGTACGTGCGCGTCACCGGCGTGAGCTACGTCGAGACGGCCTTCACCGACAACTCCGGCGACTTCACGCGCTGGATCGTCACGCTCACGCTCTCTGACGCGCTGCGCTTCAATTTCACGGGGCATAGCGCCAGCCGCTTCGAATCGTCGTACACCTACACCGGCAAGGCGCGCATCCGCGACACCTCCGTCGCCGACGCCACGCGCTACTACGGCGCGCAGCGTCTCGCCGAGCCGGCCGCGATCGGCGACCTGCAGCTGCGCGCCGCGTCGATGTTCACCCAGCTCGTCCCCAGCGCGCAGACCGAAACCCCGCTCGTCTCGCGCACGCTCGCCGACGACGTTGCGCCGATGATCGCAGCCGCCGCCGGCACGATCACCTACACGGCGGCCGGCGCCGCGGTCGGCCCGGCGCTGCGGCTCGTGCTGCGCACCGGCTTTCTGCCAGGCTCGCTGTCGGCCTCGGTCGGCGGCGTCACCGTTACCGATGACGGCGCCGGCAACGCGATGTCGGGCGCGACCGTGATCGGCACGGCGAGCTATGCGACCGGCGAAATCCTGTTCGGAGCCAACGCGCCGTCCGCGTCCGGCACCGCGACCATCACCTACCGCCCGGCCGCCGCGGCGGCGAACCAGGCGCACACGCTCGCGCGGCAGGTCACCGCCGAGAACCGCCGCCTCAACTGGGTCGAGACGCTCGCGCCGCTGCCGGCTCCGCGTGCGCTGCAACTCAGCTACATGGCGCAGGGCAACTGGTACACGCTGCGCGACGACGGCAACGGCAACATCGTCGGCAGTGAGCCCGGCTTCGGCGCCGGCACGATCAGCTACGTCACCGGCGCGCTGAGCGTCACCCTCGGCGCGCTGCCCGACGTCGGCAGCCAGATCATGCTGACGTGGGGCAGCCCCGCGCACTACGCAGTGCGCGCCGGCGCGACGGCCGACGCGGGGGCGACGCTGCGCCTCGAGTACGTGCTCCAGACGTCCCCGGTCGTCCCCGGCTCGCTCACGATCAGTTACCCCGTCGGCGGCGCGACGCGCACCGCGACCGACGCCGCGGCAAACGGCAACATCACCGGCACCGGCGTCTCGGGCACGATCAACTACGCGACGGGCGCCGTGACGCTCGATTTCTCTACGCCGCCCGATGCCGCGGCGAATGTCGCCAACGCCTACACCTGGCGTGACGGAACAGGCCTGCTGAGCGGCACGACGGCGACGATCTCGGGCGGCACCTTCACGGTCCCGGGACAGGCCCCGTTCCGCAACAGCGGCTCGATGACGTTCTCGGCCGCGACGAACAACGGCGCGATCAGCTGCGCCGGGTACATCACGAGCGGGGGACAGATCCGCGTTGCCGGCGGCCGCGCCCGCCAGCCCGACGGCAACTACACGGTCTGGCTCGATCAGCCGGTCGGCACGTTCGACGCGGCGACCGGCGTCGTCACGCTGACCAACGGCGTCACCGTCGCGCTCAACGCCTACCAGACGATCAGCCACCAGTGGCAGTATCAAACGCAGAGCGCGACGATCGGCGGCGTCTCGGCGATCGCGGTCGAGCGCGACACGGCCGCATTCAACCCGGCTGCCGTCACCGGCGAGACCGTCGCACCGGGCGCGGTCGGCCTCACGCTCGACCTGACCGCCACCGTCGGCGACCCCGTCGTCGCGACCTCGGTGCTGCTGTCCGTAACCGGCAGCCTCTACGTCGACCGCGGCGGCGTGCTCTACCAGGACCCGAGCGTCACCACCGGCGCCGCGCTGGTCGCGGGCAGCATCGACTACAGTAGCGGTCGCGCGACCCTCACGCGCTGGGCCGACAACACCGCGGTCGGCGTGCAGGTGCTCGCGTGCCTCACGCAGTACGGCGAGTGGAAGGCGATCGACGCCTCGTTCCGCGCCCCGGTCGCGCCCTTGAAGCCCGAGAGCGTCACGATCACCTCGACCGCCGCCGATGGTGCGCAGATCACTGCCGCCGCCGACCCGGACGGCGTCATTGCCGGCACCTACGCTCGGGGCGCGGTCAATTACGAGTTCGGCACCGCATGGGTCGAATTCGGCGAGCTCGTCGCGGGCGTGTGGCAGCCGCGCGAAGTCCTGCCCGCGACGATCCGCTACAACGCCGTCGGCTACACCTATCTCCCGCTCAACGCCGACATCCTCGGTATCGACCCGGTCCGCCTGCCGCCCGACGGCCGCGTGCCGATCTACCGCCCCGGCGACGTCGTCATGATTCTGCACGCCGCCGACACCGCACCGCAGACCGTCCTCACCGGCGGCACGGTCGAACTCGGCCGCACGCGCATCGCCTGGGTGCGCGTGATCGACGCCACCGGCGCGAGCGTCACCAGCGGCTACACGCTCGACCGCGCCGCGGGCATCGTCACCTTCGCCGACGTCGCCGGCATCGCGATGCCCGTCACCGTGCGCCATACCGTCGGCGACCTGCGCCAGATCACCGACGCGCAGATCAGCGGCCAACTCACCGTCGCCCGCCCGCTCACGCACGCGTTCCCGGCCGGTGAATCGATCGTCGCCTCCTGCCTCATCCACGGCGACCGCCGCGCCCGGGTCTCTGCCGTGTGGGACCAGGCGACGTGGGACGGCACGTGGGCCGACAGCATCAAAGGCAGCGAGGCGACCGCGACGCTCGACGTCATCGCCCACCCGATCACCGTCACGAACGAAGGCGCGGAAACCGAGCGCTGGCTGCTGCGCTGGACCAGCACCACGAATGTGGAGCTCATCGGCGAGCGACGCGGCCTCGTCTATTCCGGCGCGTTCACCGCCGACATCGCCCCGATCAACTCGCGCACGCGCAACACCGACGGCACCGGCGGCACGCCGTACCTCACGATCCCCGTCGCCGCCAACGGCGGCGGCTGGAGCGCCGGCAACGTCGTGCGCATCAACACCGTCGGCGCGCTCGCCGACATCTGGCTCGCGCGCAGCATCCAGCAGTCCGACGAACCCCTCGGGACTGGGGCGGACGGGTGCGAGCTGTATGCGCTGGGCAATATCGATAGACCGTAACAGGGGTATCCATGGCGACAATGAGCAATCAAGTGCGCTTCTTTTCCAGCGACATGCCGGACTCTCCCACGCTATCCGGTACTGCGGGCAGCTTGATCGAGGTGATGGACGCATGCCTCGTGAATGGATTCGGCTCGCGGTCGGTAAATTCGGTCGTGGTTGCGGGAGGCGTGGCAACTGTACTGATCTCGGCCGGGCATCCGTTCGCCGAGGGCGATGTCATCAGGCTAGCGGGGGCTGACCCGGAGGCGCTCAATGATGACTGGCGGATTGCGAGTACGACAGCAGATTCTCTAGTTTTTTCGGTTGCCGGCCTCGGAATCGCTGACGGCACCGCAGTCGGGACAATGACGGTGTCGCGCGCGCCCGCAGGGTGGGAGAAGCTGCACGCAGCGGCCGGCAAAGCGGCCTACCGTTCGCTCCAGTACGCGACACACAACGGCATGATTTGCCACGTCGACGACTCGGGCGCGACGACCGCGACGTGGCGCGGCTATGAGTCGATGAGCGGGATAGATGTTGGAACGGATCCGTTTCCGAATGAGGGCCAGCAGGCTGTAGGGCTGTACCTCGCAAAGTCGAACGTAGCGTCTACCTCCCCTAGAAAATGGGCAGTGGTAGCGGATGCGAAGCGGATTGTGTTGCTGCTGGCATTCTCGCAGACCTACCCGAATCAAACCATCCCTTATGTATTCGGACGGGCTGAAAATTCCGCGCTTGATCCCTGGGCGTGTTTCATTAACGGGTTCATGACAAGCTCCGCAGCGCTACAAGTGAACGTGGGAATTAACGGCCTGCCGTGGACGCAGGAGACGGCGGCCGGGACCGGAAAGTGGGCCGCGAGGGATGGCAGCGGCGTGCAGAAATCGGTGGAGGTTAGTCACCGGTACTTTTCGTATTCGAGTAACTACGTGTCGGGTAACGCGTTGCTCGCCCCGGCGACCTTGGGGGATTCACTGATGCCCTGCTCGCTGCTCGCATGCACGTTCGGCGCGTCGCCCTCGACGCATTCCCCCAGATTCGTGGTCCCCGCGATACGGACCCTAATGCAACATGTGCCCGATTCCTTAGCAATCGGTCTTGAAAAAATTGGTGTGTCTGGAAACGGTTTCTTGTTCTGTCGCCAGAGTGGTGGGTTAACTTCGAGTGGCCTCGCCAAGACATGCTTTCTCGTGAGCTTAGGTAGAGACGGGAAGTGGGATTGAGCCATGGCGCAAAACCTTGAATATCTGGCCGTTCCGGCGCTGTTGTCCTGCTTGGGCTGCAATCAACTTTCCGGCGCTACTGTTGTTGCGGGAACGCCGGACCTCCCGGCACCGAACAGCGAACTTCTCTTGTTCGCTGGATTTGACATACCCAAAACCATTGCCGTCGGCGCGGCTGACGCCTCGGGGGTCTGGGAATTTGCTGGGCTTGCTAGTAATGCGAGGGGCTATGGGGTTTTGGCAAAACAGGCGCGAGGCGGCGCATACGACCCCGTAATGAAAGCGTCTCAAATCCCCTCTCCCATGCCGCCAGACCCCTCGGAGCACCCCTGATGGATATCTCCACCGCCCACGCCGACGCCCGCGACGAAGCCGCGCGCATCCCGGCGCTGCAGGCCTCCCTCGATCTGCTCGCCGCACCGCCCGGCCCCGGCACGATCGCGATTTACGCCGCCCCGCGTCCCGCCCCAGGCGCTGCGCCGGGCGCCGCCGCGCTCGTGACGATCCCGCTCGCCGCGGGCGCCGGCACGATCGACCCCCCGACCGCGCAGATCGTCCTCGCAACCCCGATCGAGGCGCAGATCGACGCCGACGGCGCCGGCAACTGGGCTCGCATTTACGACGGGGCCGGCGCGTGGTGGGCCGACGCCAGCGTGTCGAACACGGCCGGCACCGGCGAGATCAAGCTCGACGACGGCGAGAGCGTCGCGGGCGACGCGCAACTCGCCGCCGGCGCGTTCGCGCGCCTCGTCAGTGCCGTACTGCAGGGCTAAATGACCGTCGTCCTGCGCTTCGCGACCCCGGCCACGGCGACGCCCGGCCCGGTCGCGCTGCGCTTCGGGGCGAACGACGCGCCGCAGGCGACCGAAGGCACGCTCGCCGCGCAACTGCCCGCGCCGTCGCTGCCGCTGGCGCTCGCCGCCACGGGCGATACCTACGTCCCGGCCGTCGTCATCCCCGGCACGCTGGCAGCAGCGCTGCCGCCCGCCGCGCTCTCGCTCAGCCTCGCCGCGACCCTCTCGATCCGCGCGACCGAGGGCACCTTCGCGGCCGCGCTCCCGGCCCCCACGCTGTCGCTGTCGCTCACCGCCGTCGGCAACAGCGTGCAGCCCGGCGCGCTCGCCGCGACACTGCCGCCGCCCGTGCTGTCGCCGCTCGGCTTTGCAGGCTCGGCGAGCATCACGATCGATCTCGACCTGCCGGACGCAGACGGCCCCCGCGCCGGCCTCGCGCATCACGCCGGCATCGCCGTCGCCGCCGGCCTCGCCCTCGCGCAGCAGGAAATGCGCGCCGCGCCGACCCCCGGCCACGCCCCGCACGCCCACGCCGCGCAGCTCGTGGGCGGCACCCGCGTGCAGCAACAGCAGATGCTCCCCGCCGAGCGCCCCGCGACTCAGCGCCACGCGCACGGCGAGCGCCTCGCCGCCGTCCTCCGCCCGCGCCACGCCGACCACGAGCGCACCCGCCGCCACGCCGCCACCCGCCACGCGCACGGCCTCCCGCGTGCCGCCGGCACGCACCCCCGCCACGCCGAACGCATCCGCCTGCGCCGCCGCGTCCAGCAGCGCCACACCTACGCACTGCCGACGACTACCCGGGGCGCCGCCCCCTCGCACCACGGACAGCCCACCGCGGCCCGCAACCGCGTTCCACACGCCCAGGCGCTGCCGCTGCCGGTCGGCTTCTGGCAAGGCACCGTCCTGCCGCCCCCGGAGCCGCCCAACCCGCCCATCCCCTACGGCAGCCCCGTCCATCTGATCTTCTGGCGGATCAATGACGGCACGCACCGCCTCCGATTCGGCAACCGCCCGCCGGCCGAGCCGCCCGCCGGCACCGTTGTCATCCCCATCCGTGAGGTCTATCTCGTGATCAACAGTTTCGCGCTCGTCCGCGCCGACACCGGCGAGTCCGTCGATGTGCAGGATTTCAGCGCCTCGCTCGACGTCGACTCCTGGTGCTGGGGCTGGTCCGCGAGCTTGCCGGCATCGCTGATGCCTCTCGTGCGCTCGCCTGCGCTGGGCGAGCACGTCGAGCTGATCGCGACCCTCAACGGCACGCCGCTGCGCCTCGTCGTCGAGCGCCTCGGGCGCGACCGCCGCTTCGGCTCGGCAATGCTGCGTATCTCCGGCCGCGGCCGCGCCGCGTGGCTTGCGGACCCGCACTCGCCGATCGCCACCCGTTACAACAGCGCCGCCCGTACCGCGCAGCAGCTCCTCGCCGATGCACTTATGGTCAATGGCGTGTCGATCGGCTGGACGCTCGACTGGCGCATTGCCGACTGGCTCGTGCCCGCCGGGGCGTGGAGCCACACCGGCACCTACATGGACGCCGCGACGCGCCTCGCCGAAGCCGGCGGCGGCTACGCCCAGGCGCACGACACCGACCAGACACTGATCGTCCTGCCGCGCTACCCGTCCGCGCCGTGGGAATGGGCGGCGCAGACGCCCGACATTGAGCTCCCGGAGGATGTGTGCGAGGTCGAGGGGATCGAGTGGCAGGACAAGCCCGCATACAACGCCGTGTGGGTCACCGGCGGCGAGGCGGGACGCCGCGATCGCATCCGCCGTGCCGGCACCGCCGCCGACCGTACCGCACCGACCATCGTCGACCCGCTCGCCACGGCCCCCGAAATGACCCGCGCCCGCGGCCTTGCCGTGCTGGCCGACACCGGCCGCCAAGCCCACATCAGCCTGCGCCTGCCCGTGCTCCCCGAGACCGGCATCATCCGCCCCGGCAAGCTGGTGCGGTATCAGGAGGGCGGCAACACCCACCTCGGCCTCACCCGCGCCGTGCAGCTCGAGCAGCGCTTCCCAGACCTCTGGCAAACCATCCGGATCGAAACCCATGAGCTGGAACCCGTATAAACGCCTCCTCGCCCTCATCCCCGGCCAGCCGCTGGACGCCGGCCAGGTCACCGCCGTGACGACCGACGGCGTCACCATCCAACTCGTCGACGGCGCAACGATCCGCGCCCGCGGCGAAGCAGCAGTCGGTGAGCATGTCTATGTGCGGGGAGGGGTGATCGAGGGCCCGGCGCCGGCGCTGACGGGGGTGGATCAGGAGGTGTAATCCGCATCGGGGGGGACATAGAGCGCCCCCAGTCCAGGTCAAAAACATAAAGACCGCCGAAGCGGTCTCTTTGCCGTAAATTGTGGGGGCATTTACGCCCCCTGTTTTCGACTTACTTGCAGCTTCCCGGCATCCACTCCTTCGGCGTCCCCGTGCAGGTCCAGGCAGTGATAGGGCCGACGTTCGCCAACGCGTCTGGGGTAAGAGTAACCGTGGTGTCGTCGGCTGCGACAAGAGTACCCGTGGCGGTGATCACTCCAGCTGCAGTTACGTCTACTTTGCTAACATACTGAGTTTTTTCAGTATTGCTGCACGCCGTGTAGTCCGCTTTAGTAAGGTCTTTTGCCCCCTGGTTGATTTCCGATACACAAGTTCGAGCCGCGCTCGCTGCGAGTACGACCTCCGACGCTTTAGCCTTGTTTGTGTAATCCTGATACGCGGGCAGCGCCACCGCTGCCAAGATGCCGATGATCGCGACGACGATCATCAGTTCGATCAGCGTGAAACCTTGTTGAACCTTTTTCATGATGTTCCCCTTTGAGAGATGTGCCACGGAAGATCCGCTTGGCTACATATTCGCAAGGGGCGTGCCAGCCGGAAATTCGGCCTGACTGGGGCGTCTGGCGCTACTCACGCTGTGACAGCGCCGCGTGACGTCGCGCCCCCCCGTGCCAAAGGCATCAATTGTCGCGCCCCCTTGTGCCACGCGGCGGCGAAGTGGCGACGGTCGGCACCCAGACCCTATGCCAGAGGGGATAAACTGTGTGCTCCTCACCCAGCCTGATCGAGCGCACCATGCATTACATCTCCCTCAATACCGCCGCGTCTCTCTCAGGACTCAGCAAGCGCACGCTGTGGCGGCGGGTCGCCGACGGGATGCTTCGAGCGCTCTCGGCCGGCGCGGGTGAACGGACCGGAGTAGCGCTCGACGATGCCATCGCGCTGTCCCGGCTGCGCCTTTCCCCCGATGACGGCGAACTCGTTGTCGCCGCCGATGCGGGCGACCCGGACGCACAGTGCGATCTCGCGCTGATGTTTCTCGCACAGGACTACGCCGAGTCCGCGCTGCCGTGGCTCGAAGCTGCAGCCGGTCAGTACCACGCCGAAGCGATGCACTGGCTCGGCCGCTGCTACATCTCGGGCAAGGGCGTGCCTGCGGACGAGAAGACCGGCGCCGACTGGATCTCGAAGGCGGCCAGCCGCGGGCACAGCACGGCTTCGCTCATGGTTCGGTATCTCGAATCCTCCGACCGTCCCCGCGAGCCCGCCGCCGTCGAAGCCGCGCTCGACGCGATCGAGCGAAAAGTCGTGCTTTCCGTCCTCGACGAGACCGCCCACTAG